GTCCTGAAGTCACCTTCTCGATACTTATCCCGAGCAGATCGACATTGCCATCCTGTGGGTTCGGCGCGCCTGGCTGGGGCTGCGTGCCAGGCGACCCACTTGCTTCCGAGAACTCGCCGCCCGGTGGAGTGGTGGGGTATCCTGCCGCCCTTAACTGCTTGGTCACATAGTTGGCCCGAGCCACTTGGTCAGTGCTTTCCGGGTTGGCACTGACCCATTTCTTGTCATACCAATCAGCGGCTTCACTCCATTGCTTGAATCCTATGCCAGTTTTCCCTTTGGCTTTCTCCTGCTTTTCTTTCAAGGCCAATTCGCCCTGGTTGACCCCGAGCATGCCGGCCTGATACGCCCCGGTCGCTTCGTTTTGCGCCTTATCGTTGGCGGCTTTTTCCGCTTCGAGGCTAAACTTGGTTTTTGCCTTGGCCTGTTCTTCTGGAGGCAACTTTTTCAACTCTCCCCAGGTTATAGTCCGGCCAGAAGAATCAATGCCAACCGGCTCCCTGTCTTTCATGGCGATATCCGCCGCAGTCTTCCGGCCTTCTCCGGCGATCTTGAACGCCTCTTGCCGATTATCTGAAGCGATATTCTCATCAATACGCAATTTGCTCTGGAATCTGGCGAGGTTCTGCGCCCGGATATCCTCAAGCAACATATTGTTACCGGACATAGCCGTCTTGAATTCGTTGTCCTTGCCGACACCGTAACCCTGCGCCGCGCCACCGATTGCACCAAGAATCCCACGGGATAAGTTCATTGATTAATCCTTGTTTTGATAAAATAGATACTATCTTTTGCAGCACAGAAATTCTATCCCTGTGTAGGGGGCGCATCCATCATTGAACGAAAACCACCGCCACCCTTTTACGGCAGCGTTATACTTATTTTTTATTACTCTTTTGGCTGAGAGCGCTAACCGCACGGCGTGACGCCTCGCCTTATGACTATCAGGCGACTTCATCATAACAGTAAAAAGCATTTCAAAACCTTCAGATTCTGCGTCGGCCATCATTGTGTCAATCTTGCTTTTCCGGCTCATATCGTCCTCTCATAAGTTTTTTTATCTCTGCGCTCCTGCGATTATGCCGCCAGGTTGTTGCGGCTGTGCTGGTTGCTGTTGCCCCGGCTGACCCTGCATCTTTTGCCCAAGGCCGGTCTTGTTGGCGGCATCCTCAGCGACTTTAAGCATTTCCTGTGGGTCGTACTTGCCGGACTTGATGCCTTTGTCAACCTGGTCGGCCATGACCTCAGAGAACGCCTGCATAAGTTCCTGCTCTCCGTACTGCCCGACCTTCGCGGCCATGCCAATTTCTGCCAGTTGGTTGAGCAGGGCGAACCCGGCAATGAACCTTACCATATCCGGCATGTCACGTCCAGAAGCAGAAGCACTCTGGTCAAGTTTTTCTATGATTGGAATGAGCGTCTGGGCAAGGCCGACCTTGCCCAGCGTGTCGAGAACCACATCTCTGGTTTTCGTGCTGTGAATCAGCTTCATGCCGTTGGCGAGATATTCGTTCAGTGCTGGCATTTGCTCAGGGGTCATCCCCATCTGTTGCAGAACTTCAGGGGGTGGCGGCATGCCGGGATCTTGCTGCGTCTCTCCGCCACCCGGACCGGCCTTGTCCTGGACTTGTCCGGCTTCTGGCATTTCTTTTTCAAGTATTCCCTTCATGCGGCACCTCCGACCTTGCTGTATTTTGCGTTGTTGGCGTAAAGCGCTTCGAGGAACGGGTTGCGTGAGATCGTTGGCGCCTTGACGGCGGTAGTCGGCATAGCCATCTTGATCTTTCCGGCCTCATCGCGTCGGATGGCCTCATCGGTCTGCGTCTCTGCAAGTTCGGCCTGGTCTGGGGCCATGGCTGCTTCTGCCGCTTTGCTGATTCCCATTCCCCACATCGTGGCTTTTGTGGCATTACTGGCCAGCTTTGCATTTGAGGCCAAGATTGCCGCCGTGTCCGCGCTTACACCGCTACTGACCAGGCCGCCAGCTCCGGAACCGACGCCAGCCAAGCCCGGACTTGCATTTGAAATTATGCCCATCCCTGTGCTGGGAGAAACCGCCCCCGTCAACATCGCTTGCGCTGGCGTAAGGCCCCCGGCAGCCCCAGCCCCCGGAATCATTGAGCCGCCAGAAGCCAAAGAGGAGGCCGAGGCGTTTGTCGTGGTAGCGGCGGCGGCGTTCGCAGCAGTCCCGGCAGAATAACCAGCAAACCCGCCAGCAACCGCGCCAGTCAAGGCACCCATCAAGGCCCCCTTCTTGATGTCTCCGCCGGTAATCGCCGCCATGGCACCACCGGCTACCGCGCCAATGACCGCGCCACTAACCGCCGTAGATACCACGGCAAAGGCAGTTGTTCCAGCCGCCAATCCGACACCACCGGCAACCGCCGTCCCTATCCACGCTACTGCTGCTGCAACTGGAGGCATGATTCTCTCCTTAAAATGTATTTTTGATCTTGCTTCTCTGCGCCGACAAGCCCGACCAATCGCCGAGCCCACCGCGCAACGGAAGGATTATCCGGAACCCAAGAAAGAACTTCACAGTTTTCGTTTCTAAACATCCATAACCCGGCTTCAATCACGGAGCCAATATCCCCATGGACATGAACATCCCACTGCGCCGGGCCGGTTCGCTGGCAGAACACCAGCTTGTCTTCCGCCGGCAGTAAAATGCGGCAATCAGGAGACTGAAGAACATGAGCAAAAGCCAACCACGGATCTGAATTTAAAGGTGGACTTAAAATTTCAATCACCTGGTTTATGTCCCTGAGCCCGGCGACTCTCATTTACTGCTGGCCGGAAAGCATTTGATTATATTCCGCCCACCCAAGATCATTCGGTCCTGCCGGAATTTTTGTGATATTCAATGTCGGGAACATCTGCCTCAACCTGGACAGGATAACGGTCTTGAACGGGTTAAGAGCGGTGGGGGCAGAAGATCCTGCCGGAACGGTATTAATTGGAGCGCTGGATTCTCCATTAACTCCCGCTTGTGATTCCCAAACGAACGGCTCCATCCCCGCGAAAGCCACCTGCATATTTACATCGGCCCGGTACCGGTTCGTCAAATCCTGAATGGCCGCTTGGCGAGAGGCGTCATCGGCAAAAGCCGTACTCGTCAAGATTGAGGTCAGTCCTGCCTGATACTGCTGGCTCATCGGCCCAAGCGTTGACTGGAGCTGCTTCTGAACGTCAGCCGACATCTGCAAGCTCTGGGACTGTTCATCAGCCACCTGCTTCGCCACCTGCCGGGCCATAGCCGCCGCATCGCTTTGAGTCTGGAGCGTCCGGGCCTGCTCGCCCTGGACGTAAGCAAGCCCGGCCTGGCCCATCTCCTGCTGCTTGTTGAGCTGCGAGTTGATGATCCCGGTTTGCTCGACCTTGCGCAAATCCTGGCCGAATCCGGCATCCTGCTGCGCGATTGGAAGGGCCGACTCTATCGCTGCCCGTTTACCCCACCCGGCGGCGAGGCTTGAATTGCCCAGCCCCCGGCTGTTCGCCTGAGACAGTGCCTTGGCCCTGGCCTGCTGCACATAAGAGCCGTTCTTGTTGAGCAAGCGGTCAAGCTGGCCTAAAACCGTCTCGTCGGCGGACGCTTCGTAATGGTTTTTTGAGCCGTCGTAAGTGGGGCCGGCCACATAGCCGCCGGCGGTCGCCGTAGAGGCCTTCGGCATGGCGTTTCCAAGCAGCCCACCGGCAAGCGGGTTAACGGTGGATGTTGGAGCAGTGGCCGCCGGGGCCGGAGCAGTAGCAGCTTTCGGGACCGTTACGGCGGCGGGATTCCCAAGTTCTTCCTCGGTAGGAGGTTCTTCGGCCCATCCTGGTGTGTAAGACTTTGCCATTATCTTGCTCCGTTAAAAGAGATAGGTGAAAATTAGATATGCGTATCCAGTCGGAGAGCCATACTTTCCCCATTGGATAGTGCACCCGTCCGCATCAAAAGACGCAACGTAGCCCCTTTGTCCTGCCCCGGCCCCATTTATGCAGGCTATTGACCAGCTTGTATCTTGTGCCGTCCCAGAAGAATTTGAGTAGCTGCATTGATGAGTGGTCCCGTCGTCCACCCCATTCCCCATAATTGTCCCGGCGGAATCGACAAAAGAAACGATCAACCCGCGAGGAGTGCCACCGGCCCCCGTGTATGATACAGTGCCAGTTGTCGCCGTCATGTCCCTACCAAACGCATTTATCACTTTCGGGGCTGCTATCCCGCCAGCGGCCGCGACTGTGGATATATCAGCCGCGATACCTGCGCAAGTAGAAACCTCAGAATCAACGGCAGCCACCGCGGCGACATCGCCTGCCGGGATTGCAGCCACTGTCGTCACATCCGCACTTATTCCGGCGACAGTCGTCACGTTCGCCGATATTCCCGCAACAGTCGTCACATTCCCCGCGATCCCTGCAACAGTCGCCACATTGGTAATATTCCCGCCAGAAAGCCCCTGCATGTCGAATCCCGACGTGGCGGTTGCGTTGTAGCGGAAGGTATAAATCTTGTTCGCGATCAAGTCGCCGGCCACCAGGGCGGAACCATCCTGCCCACGAAGCGACTTGACGCCGATGCCGTTGACATTCATCGTCGCCGCCCCCGTGTTCGTGTGATTCGCCTTGAACACGATCAACTGCCCATCCGTGTAGCTGCCAGTAATCGCCGTCAGCGCCAAGGTGTAGGCGTTCGCGCTGCCCCCGGAAGTCAAATAATTGACGGTCTCAAGTTTCATTTTCGTCTCGTCTGGAAGAAGTCCGAAAGCCGTTGCTATCGTGTCGGCCAGGTTATTTATGTGCGAAGTAAGCGCTCGGATAGCGGAAGCAATTGCCGCAGGCGGGGTAAACGTGCTCATCGTGTTATCCTCCGTGGTAGGAAGTGCGTAATTACGCCGTCGAACTTGTGGCCCAGGTCGATATCTGAGTTGCTGTAGGCGATTATTGCCATGTTGGTGCCGTTGCCCCGGAGCGCGATAGATGGTTGGTCAACAACCTTGGAGTCATAGGAAAACTCACCCCAGGTTGAAACGTCCCAATACCCTCCAAGGCCTCCGAAGATCACCGTTTCAAGAATGTGCTGCTGGATGTTGCCGTCTGCATAGGAAAATTCAGGGTGGAACCTGACAGAAGAATACCCTTCAGTAGCGCATTCCAGCGTTGCCCTCTGGTAGCTCTTCACCGTTGTCGGCGACTTGGAACTGTTGAACGCCAGCCGGAAATAAGCCTCGATAGCCGCGCCGTCGAAGCTCGAACCCTTGTCAGCCTGGTAGACCATCCCGGCACCGGAGCCGGTCTCGGAGCTGCACAGATACACGGTGTCGTCATCACCGTTGAATACAGCATAAACCCCAACTGGATATTCAAACGGCGTGACGTAGTAGGCCGGGGCGTTACCCTCGACGCTGGCCGTGATGCACAACCCTGTTCCGTCACTGCCGTAAATCCGCCACTGGCTTCTTGTCCGATATACGCTGGAGGCAACAGCAATAAGAAGCATGGCGTCAATAACTGGTTGAGCTTGCAGGCCTACGGCTGATTGAGAGAAGTTCCCATACTCTTGAGCTGCCGCGATCCTGACGAGGCCCTGGCCGCCAAGGACCATGGCAACGCCGGCCAAGTTCTGAGCGCAATATGCAAGGCCGCCGACATCGTCGGCCACCACATCAAGAACCCAATCGCTTTCATCGTTGCCGACCAGTTGCCTGACGCTGTTTTCCGACACGATTCCCAGGGCCTTCCCCGTCCACGGGAGCAGATTGGTAATCGTGTCACCCATGGCAATTTCGTTGGCGCCGACGGTCGCTGTCCATTCATAGGGCAGCCCCGCACCGGAGTTTTGCAAGGACCGGCCAAAGGACAGCCAAAGCCTATTTTTGTGGTGCGCTACGTGGTTCGGGATATCCGAGGTCATTCCGGTTGAGATCGGCACATAAACAGTCCCGTCAAACTCGAAACCTGAATTGATTCCGTCACAGCCGTACATGCGAAGGCCAGCACCGAAGTTGCAATTTACGGTTTCGTATCTTCCTGCAGGAAGAAGAGTTATCGCCGTGACCAGACTCGAAGCGGTCGCCTTGGTGGCCGCTGACACCTGAATAGCATTTGTCGCGTCAAAGGTGCCGTAGACCGGAAACAATATCAACCGGCCGGCAGCGTCACCGTATGCTGTCGCCAAGCTCGTAGCGGTCGCCCGGGTGATCCCCCCAACCCTGAGAACGTTCGTTGCGTCGAATGTCCCGGAAGCGATCGTCATAAAGATCTTCCCGGCGGCATCAGTCCCCCACGTCCCGGACTCTCTGCCCACGGACAGGACAACGCCCACCGCGCCGCTTACATCCTGGGTAATCGTGTCGCCTGCGAAGATTTCTCCGACACCAGTGCCGAAACTGATTTCGTTCGAGCCCCAATCTCCGGACTCCTTTACGACCCGCTTGACGGTAGCCGAGGCCCCGGTTGTCACCTGTGTAATCGAGGCGCCATCCGCTATGGCCGCTACACCGTCGGTGAATGATATCTGACTGTAGAGGGGAACCTGAACCCACCCTGCCGCCGATGACTTCCAGAGATTCTTTGCCGTTCCGGCCAGGTTGTCCCGGAACACATAAACCGTTCCAGACAGCTTTCCGCCGCCCCTGGTTGGCCCTGACCCGGTAGCCACAACCGAAAACAAAACACCAGAATTCCCCCCGCCGTCTGAATTCGAGGCCGCAGTGGCGTCAACCGTAATGTTGTGGAATGTTGACCCGGTGAACGTGGTATCCGTTGCCGTGATCGTCACAGCAGGATTGACATACCATGTGCTGTTGGTTATGGCTGAATTGGCGAGTGCAAGATATTGAGAGAGGTTCACGGTCGTGGCTGCTACTGCCATCCGGATTTCACCACCGGTCAACAAAGAACTCACCAGGTCAAACTGAGGTGCGGCCCCGGTGAACGTAATAACTGACCCGGTTGCCGTAATCGTATGCGGGGATTCCCCGGTGATCTTGTGGACTGACAGTGACTTGGCGTTCGTGTTTAAAACAGAGTCCGCTTTGGGGTACAATGTACCAAGAATAATAGCCGCATCTTGTAGCGTGAGAGTTACCGTTCCAGTATCGATATAGACGGTGTTGAAAGACTTTCCGGCAGAAGTAAGAGCGCAATTCCCGGTGATATGAAACGGATAGGTGGCGTGGGCGTTGAACGTCATCCCTGTTACCAACGTCAGATTGCCGTAGACACTGATTTCTGCGGATAATGTGATTGTAGGATTGTTGTCTACTCCGGTAAAATTTATCGACCCGACTCCTATGGACCCTATCGTCACTGTCTGCGCCGGGATACTGAAAGACGCTGCGTCAAATATCGCCGCATCGGTAGGGCCTGGCACGGAAGCATTGTCAGCTACGCCACTCGCAGATCCCCAATGTGTGGTGTCTGATGCGTCCCAAGTACCACCGTCTCCGACCCAATAGCGAGTTGCCATTACACAGCCCCCGGAGCTTTAATGTCGGCTCGGTAAATATCAGCAGCCGCGTTCAGTGCCACCGCATGGGCGTAGCTCGTAGCCGCTCCAGTCAGAACAGGACTCCCCACCAACGCGCCCACAGGGCTACCGCCGACAGTCAGATTTTCACTCGCGGTGAAAGTCCCGGATACTTTCGTTACAACAAGATATCCCGTGCCGGTAGCCGCCACCACTGCCGTTTTGCTGCTTGTCACGCCCGTGATCGTATCCCCGACCACCACGGCCCCGGTAAGCGATACGGCACACTGGTAATATGTAGCCGCTGACGGCGCCGACCTGCCGTCGAATCGCTCATAGCCATCAATCCGCCGGAGGCCACCGGTATTGCCCGCTTCGTAATTCTTACAAAATGACGCCCGGCCCGGCTGGACAGCGAGGGCCGGGCTTGTGGTGTCAAGCCCCCCGTAAATCTTGGTGTACTCCACTTTCGTCGTCAAGCTAAGGGCCTGCCATAGGTGAATTTCGAAACCTGAGAAAACTCCATTGCCTTGATCAATCTCTTATACTCTGCCTGACCATGTGCGTACCGTGCCGGGGCTTCAAGCAGGGCAGCCTGGAACAAAAGTGCCCTCCACACGACCAGCATGTGAAACTGAGACGGAAAGATCGGCTCGTCGGTATCAGCAGTCATCGTGGCCGGCTTCAGCATGTACTCACCGGTGCAGGTGTAAACCGCATCAGGATTCGGCCAGAAGACGATTGAGTTGTTCGGCTTGATCGAGAAGTGGGTAGGGCGGCCGGACTGCACCGCTCCGATATCTCGCACCTCCCGGAATAACTTCCACGGCTCGTATTGCATTGGATTTTCGTCTGATTGAGTCAGATAAACCCTTGTGTCGTCCGTGAGCCATTCGCCAAGAGTTGTCAGGCCGGCCGCAGCCGGGGTGTATGTATCTGTGCCAGAAATCAACGGGAAAGAGAACTCCGTTTGCATGAACCTCCAATTTGTATGGAGATTCTGGATGTCCTCATAAGCCGAGTTGGCCCAATCAACAACCTCCTTCATCTCTCCCACTTGATTCAGGACAGAAGTAGGGCCGGTTCCGGATATCGCCGCCTCTTGCCGTAGTCTTTGGGAGAGCTGAAGGTAGTTCATGAGGCAAGAATCCCCTGAAGCCAGGCCGCGCCTTTCGGGTTAGGGTCTCTGCGGACATCAAAAGGATAGGCAAGCACGGTGCGCTCGACCATCCGCAGGCTGGCCGGGTCTCTCTGATCGCCCAATTCCTGGGTGTATTTCGTAATGCGAGCACGGGCAAGGGCCTCGACATACTTCCGCTTCACGGGCTGAATTCGACCGCGAACGATGGGCTGGTTTACACCGTTCACGCTGGGAGTAATGACATCCAGTGAACCCTCTTCATTCGTGGAGTGGACGATTATGTCCAGTATCTCATTCGCAAACGCCTCGGCTGGCACGTTGAATTTTTCAATTTCAACGTTAGGATTGTCGTGTTTGCCGATTTCATCCATTGGGATTTTCCTGGTCTTATCTAAATTCACTTCCATTTTGAACTTCCTCCTCCGAAGATTAAAGAAAAGGCCGCCCGCCCTTCATTGAGACGGGCGGCCCTGTTACTCAATGCTCAGACTGATTACGCGGTCAACGGCATGCTGGGAACGGTCATCAGGTCAACGAAAGTCTCGGTGATGCCGGTGGCGCTCAGTGCGGTTGTCCCTGGCGTAAAGTTGTAAGTGGTCGTGCAAGCAATCCGCACATAACCAATCGGGCAGGTGTCCACCGTAGGAACCGGGAACTGAATCTGCTCAGAACCGGCAGCCAGGCCGGCGGTGGTCACGATGTTGGACCGCTTGCTGCTTACGGTGCCGCTGGTGTTGAGCATGATCAGATAAATTGCCGTGGTCAGCAGGCCTTGAGCGGTATCTGCCGTCAAAGGCGCATCCGTGGCGACATCCGCTTTGTGGAACAATACACCGTTGATAGCGAAGTCAACCCCGGCCCCATTGGGAGCCGCGATTCCCACGCCGAGGGCGCTACCATCACCAGTCGTCAGCCCAGCCTTGCTCAGGCAGATAGTCCCGCCTCTGATCCCATCATTGATATTCATTTTTTTTACCTCAAGAATTTTTCGTAAACCGGCATGTGGTTTACGGTTAATTTGCCAGCGTCATCGAGCTTCTTCAGCTCTTTGACAATAATTTCGGTCGCCGCCTCGCCCAGGGCTATTTCTTTCCCGGTGTCTGCCGCTTGATTCCAGGTTGCCATGCCCCCCTCTTCTTTGATGCCAAGGCTTTTGATTTCAGCCTCATCGAAAGACAAGATGCCTGACGCATCCCTCATGATCTTGAGGGTGACAAAACTCCCTTCTTTCGGCAGCAGCGACAACAACATGAGACGGTCAAGCACACTTAAAATCATTTTGATACCTCCTGATAGTATCCCTGGTTAGTAGATCCCACGGGAAAGCCAGCCAGGAAACCGGCTTTATCGGACGCGCGTCCTATCCCGTAGAATTTCATCATTTCTTCTTACCCTTCGGTTTTCCTTCCACCGTTGGGATTGTTTCTTTGATCATTTCAGCTTTTGTTTCGGCCATGATCGTCTCCTTATGCGCCGGTATCGGTCAGCATGATGTAATAAGCTACGCCGTCAATAAGTATGCGAAGCGCATGCGTAGCCGCCGCCGCCGTGTTCGCCTGGAAGATCTTGCCAGACGTAGCGGTGCCAACTCCGGTAAAATTGAAGATGTACCCACCGGTACGCCATGCGGCCACACCTGCACCCCAAGCATTTCCGGTGAGAAACGCCACCGGCACACTTACGCCATACCCGGCTCCACTTGTCGGGATGTTGAGTTCAGCCTCGAACGCACAGTAAGACCCTGCGCCGATTGTGGCGTCTGCCAAGTCAATTTCTGCGCAAATTGCACCGGCAAGGCCCGTGACATACCCGGCAGACGAAAAGTCTACCTTGCCAAGAATGGCGTTTGCCCAGTTGCCTACCTGGACGTTAGAGGTCAGGACGGACCGGAACGCCTCTGCCGTATTGACGGAAGATGCCCCGGTGAGCGTCTGCAAGACCTCTGCGGTCATTATATTGGTCGCCGTGGTCGTAGCCGATGTCCTGGTAACGACCAGCTTGTCGGCGCTCTGATCCCATGCCAGCGAACAGCCGTTGGTGGCGCCATAAGCCGTGAGATCGACGCCTTTACTGCCACCAGTCGCGCCGATGCTCAACGTGCCATTGGTATCAGTGCTCGGGTCCCAAAACACCCCGCAGCCGGTGGTGTCGCCGTAGAGCTTGAACATCAGGCCCTTAGTGTCGGCACCGATATAAACGGCCCCGTTGGTGTCACCGTCCGCATCAAATAGCACCTTGTACAGAGCCGTGGTCCCGTACCAGATGAAATCGCCTGCCGTAGTGCCGGAGACGCCCATTTGCAGCGCTGCCGTGGTGCAGGCCCCGGTGATCTTGATGCCGGTTGCCGTTGCGCCAGTGATGGCAATACCGGCAGTCGTCTGGGCTCCAATCGTGATCGCCGTTGTGTTGTTGCCGGAAATGTTGATACCGGCGGACGAAGCCGTCCCGGCAAGCGAAATACCAGTTACTCCGGTAAACGCGCTGGTAACAGCAATCGCAGTTGTGCCGTCTGCCGCGATGCTGATACCAGTTGTGAAGGCTGAGGTTAATGAAATTGGTAACGACGTGGTTACCCCGTTTGCCATGAGCCCCTTGAGCACTCTTTGAGTGATGGCGCAGGGGACTTGATTAATCCATTGCTGGTTTGTGGTCATATCTCAACCCCCTTATGCCAGGTCAGATGCGCCGCACTCGATACGGGTCATCCAGTTTTCATTAAGCCGGACACACGCATACCAGAAATCTGCGCCAACGTAACCGAACATGCCGGAAGGATTGGCGTGGTTCTTGACGTTACTCGGGATGATCGTCGGACTGATTGCGCTATAGCCTTTGCCCTTGAGGCTGATATGGCCCCAGGCGCTCTCCGCCAGAACGATTACCGGGTAGACGTCCACCAAGGAACTACCGGCGGACAACATGCCGGTGCTGGTGTACGAAGCGCCGCCGGCCAGGAAAGGCGAGAACAGCGGAGAAGTCACGAACCGGAACTCCTCACAAGCGCCGATCTCACGGGGATGAACCGGCTTAATGGCAGAACCGTACTCAACCCGCTTGGTGAAGCCGGGCAGGTCGCGGACATCGCTCGACAAGTCAGTGTGGACGAACACCACATAGCACGGCTCAACGGGAGCGGTCCCGAAGTCCGGGCCGGCCTTGACCATTTCAGTGATCTTCATAGCCCGGTTGGTTTCCATGGCCCGTGCAGCTTTCCGCAGGGAATTGAGGCTCAGGGCGGTGTTGACATCAGTCCGGGCGGAACCGTTGGCGTAGACAACACTGGTGCCGGCCTTGACCTGACCATAAGCAATCAGCTCGGCGACTTCGGCAAGGGTCTCGCCGGTAACTTTCGCCATGTCGTCCGGGATGTTGTCCTCGTACATCAACTGCGCCTTCGAGGTGAACTTGAACAGAACGCTGTACTGCTGCAACGTGGCGGACACGTCGGTGTAGCTGATCGTGTTGCTGTTCGGGGTCACGCCCTCTGAGGTCACGAAGGACGAAGGCGTGATCGACGGGGTTTCGCTGTATCCGCTTGCAGGGTTGGCCGCAGCGGTGGCGCTGAACGGCTTGATCCGGCGGAACACAACGGTATCGGTTTTATTGAGCGGCTGCTCTTTCTGGTCGCCGAACATGCCCAGGACTCGGATGTTATCGACGTGCTTCAGCATCTTTAGCTCGGCCCGGATCAGATTCCGGGATGCTGGCGTTGAATAGGTTTGTACGACCATTTAAATCACCATATCTGCTTGGAAAGCATTTGCCTCAGCTCTGCCGGGGACATATCGCTTTCTGATTTAGAAAATTGTGCCGGCGAACTCCTCACCGACTCTGCTTGCTGCAATCTTGCTTTGCGATCCTGCTTGACGTTGGATTGCGGGGCTGGCGCTTGTGCCTTTCCGTAGTGGTCCAGAAGCCTCACCACGTCCCGCCCGTGGGGGCTAGACCTAAACACTTGCTGATCTTCCATTGGCAAAGACTTGAACCACCCGGCAAACTGCGGGGTGTTTACCGTCTCTTCCCAATCCGGATACCTGGAGGCGATAACCCCATGCTCTACGCGCTCGGACATTTTCTGCTCGAATCCGGCAATCCTTTGTTCCAGGCTGCTTTGGCCTGACTTTCTCTCGTTAGCTTCGCTTTCAAGAGATGCGGCCCATTCCGGGTAGATTTCCTTCAGTTCCTCGAAATCTGCATCGCTTTTGGCTTTAGCAACTTGCTTCTCGGTCGGCGCCTGGACTGTCTCGGCGGCGGCTCTCTTCGCAAGTTCGCTTTGCAATGCACCAACCCGGCCCTCGGCGGTTTTGAGTCTGTTGGACATTTCATCAAGCCTTGTAACCAGCAAGGATGGGTCAAAAGTCGGCGCTTGCGGGGCGACGACCTCTTCGGCCCGTGCTTCCTCTTTCTCCGGCTGTCCTTGCTGCTCCGGCTCGGCCGGCTCGTACTGAATCGGCCCTTCGCCCTCGAAAATCTCACTCGCCATTTCTTCGCGTTCTGTCGCTGCCATTCCCTTTCCTCCTGCCCGGCGTTTCCGGCGGACGCATAGTTAGGGGCGATTTCTCGGCCCTGAAAAACAAAAAAACCCCGCTCCAGACAGTCTTTTGACTATCCGAAGCGGGGCTTGCGCGCTGCTTATTTACTGTTCGACCGGGGCTGTTATGCGCTGGTCTTATTCTGTTTTTATAAACCTAAACTGCCGTCTCACTCCTTAACCCAAGTGCAGTCAAAAAATATCTTCATCATAACTCTTTTAAAGAAAGAAGGATAATATCCGTTGCCCGGAGTATATTTTATGCCGTCATCTTTTACCGGATCTGCGCCGAACAGATAGCATACCCATTTCTGATCACCCATTTTTCTCCTTTCTCCTTAACCCAAATTCCTCTTCCAGCAAAGATACCAGCATCTTAGCCACCCTGTAAAGTACTTTTGCAAGCCTGGACTCATTGGGCATTATTTTTCTCCATTGCCAGGAGTTTCCTGCAGAGCTTTATTTGCCCACGGATCATCGCAGTCTTCTCGGCTCCATGCGGCTTCTCGTTATCCGCTTGGAGTTCGGCAAGTTCGGCGAGTAGCTTGGTGCGGACGAAACACCAGGTGCCGGAGTAGCGGTCGAAGCTTCCTGCCGGCGTGTCGTCTGCCACCCAAACAATCGGCCCTGGCTTTGGCAAGAAATCTTCTTCCTCCATGGACTCGACCCGCTCCGGTGCTGGCCGGAAATAATCAAGGATGCTCATTGCTTTACCTCCACTGGGACGAAACGGCTCACGGTCGTCTGCCTGCATCTCGGGCAATCATAGTCAAATTTAGCCTGTTGCCATGCCGTGTCTATGACTAGATATTTGCATGTCAGGCATTGGAAGTTATACCTCTTTTTCATTGTTCAAACGCCCTCCCTGTCTGCGCCTTACCGTTGGGCTCAGTAGGCGGTACGGCTGCTTTCGGTGATACAGGCGGACGTACCGACAATTCCCGCTGCACGTTCAATTTCATGGATTCTTTAGCCAGCTCGGCTTTGATTTGCTCCAGGCTCATATTGCCCTTGGCGGCCAGTTCCAACATTTTCTCCTCACGCTTCAGCATGGCGAGTTGAATGTCATGCTCTCGCTTGAGTTGCGCCTCTTCCCGGTTGGCCTGGAGGTGCGCCTGGTCCGTCTGCTGCTGCATCTGCTCCCGCGCAATATCCCCGTCAGTCCGCATTTTGGCGACTTCCATGCTTGCCGCGACCCTAGGATCTTGCGGTGGCTGCTCTTGCGCTGCCTTCTTGGCCGCTTCGATCTCTTCATCGGTTTTTAAAATATCGATATTTTGCGCCTTGAACAACTGCTTTAACGCCTTCTCCCAATCGACAATCGACCCGATGAGAGGATCGCCCCGGAACGGTAGCAGTTGAATGATAGACTGCGCTGACTTTTCCTTTTGGAGTAGAACGCTCACGCCACGGGGATCAACGTTGTAGTCACCCTTGATGTCGTCGTTGTCATTGTACTGCATGTTCCAGTGATAATATCTGGTCAGGTGCGGCCTGGTGATATTGTCATCCCAGAGCTTCACCCGGCTCCGGAGGGCCACGTTGCTGGAGTCGATTTTGAGTTCGGTGGCGCCCAGGGTTTCCGCCGGCCCGACTTGCTCACCGGCAAACGCCATTGGCAGCGCGGTTTCCAGGTCGGTGAATCTCAGGGCCATTTCAATAATGCGCTGTAAATCCTGTTGGTTGCTCCCCACCTGGAATTGTGCGAACGCCTGGCGGACATCGATCATATCACCGCCGGCCCTCCAGATTTTTTTACCCGTGATCTCCATTACCCCATCGTCCGGCTCGACTCCTGTGCCGATAACGATGTTGACCCCGGCGGAATCTCCGGCGTTGTCCATCATTGCCCGCCAGGCAGCAGTGATAATCCGCTGTTGCCAGATCTGAATGCGAGGCAGTCCGATACCCCACACAGAGTCAGTGACCTTCGACCACTGGAAAAAATCATACGGCAGATCCCCGGTATCCAGGGTATTGAGCATGGCTTTGATGGGCCGGTCGTTGACGATCACCACGCAGACGGCCACAACGCCAGTCACGTCGGCACCGCAATCGCAGTTGAGCGTCAGCAGCTCCTCGGCGGTCAGATCTCCATGGTACTCCCACATCTCCAGGGATTGGCCGCGCCCGATCAGGTTGCGGGTAACATCGTAGCCCCCTCCCTTGACCGGCACTAGGGACGTTCTGACCGGCTCCTCGGCGAGAATTTTTTTGATCTCATCGACGTTATAGCCAGGAACCCCGGCCAGACGTTTGAGCTCGCGCGGCAGGATGAAATCACGCTCAAAAATATACGAGGCCCGGCTGATCTCCTCGCCACATTCCGGGTCGGGGTAGACATTCCAAGGCGCTACGCTCTTGCTGTACGGGTTATGCTCCTCCATCGCGTCCAGGACGTAGGCGCCAGCGGTCTTGTCCTGCTTCCAAACTTTTCGAATCTGCTTCAAAACCCCAGGCCCCTTGAGGATGCCGGTGCCGAGTCGAACCGCAGAGGCCAGGGCCTTTCGGCATTCGGCGTTGAAACTGCACTCATTCAGCTGGTCGTCAATCTCTTTTTCCATGCCGGCCATTTTCTTCTCGGCTTCGGCCATCTCGTTTTTCGCGAGGTCAGCGAGGGTGACTTGCTTTCCATCCACCATCACTGGCTGGCCGTCCTGAACGACCGGCGTCTCGTCATCGAGTTGCAGGGACAGCTCCGGCACCGGCGTGACCTTCAGGCCCCAATTCCTGTCGTCGGTAGGCAGCTGGATATCCGCGAATCTCCCCTCTGTCTGCTCGCATTTGCCCCGGATGATGTTGACGATAACCTTGGAGCGGCGCGGCTCATTCCCACGGCTCGGCTCGGCGG